AGGTAGATCGTAAGGCTCTTGATGCAGTGCGTAAGGAATACGAAGAAGAGCGTGGTGCTATACAATCACGCTTACAGATGCAGGTACGTGAGGTTATGGGTGACACACCTGTTAACTTAAACAGTCCAGAGCAGATGTCTCAGGTAATCTTTAGTCGTAAGCCCCACTCAAAAGATGATTGGCCTAATCTATTTGATAACTGCAAGAAGTTAAGCGAACTAAAGGAGATAATTAATGCTAACAGTGATCTTCTGTATCGCACTGAGGCGTTCACTTGTCCCACTTGTGAAGGTAATGCAGAAACGTACAAAGTAAAGAAAGATGGGAGTAAGTATGCAAGACCCAACAAATGTAAGGACTGTGATGCCAGAGGATATCAACTTAAGAAGCAATCTCGTATGGCTGGGTTTGGGTTCTTCCCTCCTAATGCTTCTTGGGTTAGTGCTAGTGGCTTCTCTACAGGAAAAGACGTACTAGATATTCTTAGGGCAACAGCGATAGATAACAATATGGATGTAGCTGTTAAGTTTCTTGAAGACTTAAAGAGACTCAATGCTGTATCTAGTTACCTGTCAAGCTTTGTTGACGGTATTGAAACCTACACCAAGCCAGATGATATACTACATGTGTCACTAACGCAGCACATTACATCTACTGGCAGGTTCAGTGGGCGTGAGCCTAACATGCAGAACATGCCTAGAGGCGGTACGTTCCCAGTAAAACGTGTGTTCATATCACGATGGGAGGGTGGCAAGGTTATGGAGGCTGACTTTGCACAGCTAGAGTTTAGGGCTGCAGCTTTCTTGTCACAAGACCCTGTAGCTATGGAAGAGATCAATACAGGCTTTGATGTACACTCTTACACTGCACAGATCATCACTGATGCAGGACAGCCTACGACTAGGCAAGCAGCTAAAGAACACACTTTCGCTCCTCTCTTTGGTGCGACAGGGTTTGGCAGAACTAAGGCTGAAGCTGCATACTACCATCATTTTCTTGAGAAGTACGAGGGTATAGGTAAGTGGCACAAGAAGCTAGGTAGTGAGGCTATACGACTACAAAAGATAACTAATGTGTCAGGTAGGCAGTATGCATTTCCCGGCACACATCGTAGAGCCAATGGCACACCTACTAACTTCACTAGGATTAAGAACTATCCAGTGCAGGGGTTTGCTACTGGTGATGTTGTACCTGTTGTATTACTTGAGATAGATAACAGGCTCAAAGGTTTACAGTCACGGCTGGTTAACAGTGTTCATGACTCAGCGGTGATAGACATACACCCACAAGAAGAGAAGGAGGTGCTAGGTGTTATTGATGATGTTAATAAAAACCTAGATGCAATAATTAACAGATACTATGGGGTAGAAATGAATGTACCTCTACTTTTAGAGGCCAAGATAGGACCGAATTGGCTTGACACTGTTGATGTATAATGGTATAACTACGGTTCGTTTAAAGCTCAGAAAGGATATATAATGAGCAATGAGTTGAGTACTAACTTCGCTGGATCAGACTTGGCAGCGGCAATGGGTTTCGGAGAAATGGATACGTCTACTTCCTCTGCACCAAAGATACCCATGTTGAATCAGGTGCAAGCACCTATCATGGTTGAACATGTTGTAGATGACGAGGTAGAAGAGAAGGTTGTAGTACCCCTTGGAGCATACAAGCTCAAAGATGGTGAAGGTAACGAGGTGTATAGTCGATCTGTATCCATTCGTTTATTTGCACAGCGGCAGCAGTGGACACAGTTCGACACTGACATAGGTAGATCACACAGCACAGTGATGGTTACTAAACTGAAGGGTGACTTGAAGGATAGTAGGGGTACGTTTAATCTAGGCCGAGATAGTAAGTACAGGACACCAGAAGAATGGGCTGCTTTAGATGAAGACTACAAAGCACGACAAAGCAGTGTGAAGAACTCTAAAGTATTGTTTGGTAAGGTTACACTTAACAAGCCTTTTGATGCTAAAGGTAATCCTATGCAGGGCTACGATGGTGAGATTGACTTTGTGTATTACGTTAAGAACTTCCAAAGCAAGAAGTCTATTGATGCTGCACTACAGGAGATAACCGCTAAGAAGTTGTTACCCATTGAGCATACTATCAAGCTTACATCTAAGAAAGAAAAGATGTCTACTAATAGTTACGCTACTGTGGTGGCATCACTGGGGTCTAAGGTATCTATGAAGGAAGATGATCAAGATACACTTCGTTCTTTTGTTGACTACATAGACAACTCTAATGATTACATTCTTAGTGAGTGGAAGAAGTTGAACAAGCCTGATGTGGCTATCTCACCTGATGTTCTTGATGCTATCGTACAAGTAGAGGAGGCTCCATACTAATATGGATATGAACCATGCTGCTGAACTTCCTATTAAGAAGTTGATGCGGGATGCTACTCTAGGCAAGTCCAGTATGTCGGAGGCAATCATTGATAAGGTTGCCTCTGATGTCAAAGAAGGCTTAGACAAGCAGTTCAACGGGGGTCCACGTGATAAGTTTAAACTTAGAATGTCAAACATTGGACGCCCTAAATGTCAACTATGGTTTGAGAAGAATAGACCAGAGGAGAAAGAACCGTTACCTGAACAGTTTATGATGAACATGATGCTAGGTGATATAGTTGAGGCGATATTCAAAGGTATATTGCGTACAGCAGGGGTTGAGTTTAAAGACAACGATGTTGTAAACTTAGACTTAGGTGGGGGCAGACGCCCAATCAGAGGAGAGTATGACTTAGTTATGGAAGGCAGAGTAGATGACATCAAGTCTGCATCTGATTACTCTTACACTAAAAAGTTTGTTGACCTTGAGACACTACAAGCCAGTGATCCTTTCGGCTACGTAGCACAGCTTGTAGGCTACGCTACAGCAGCAGGTAAGAAGGTTGGGGGATGGTGGGTAGTCAACAAAGCTAACGGTCATCACAAGTACGTCTCAGCCAAGCATGTAGACGTTGATGTAGTCTTAGATAAGATGCGTGATACCTATGACTACTTAGAGAACGATGAGCCACTTGAGCGTCAGTACACAGATGTTCCAGAGACTTACCGTAAGAAAGAGTCAGGCAATAGGATACTATGCAGAGAGTGTAGCTTCTGCTCATTCAAGAAAGCGTGTTGGCCTGACTATCAAGAACTACCATCAAGAACCTATCAAGTTAAACTAACCGCACCTATGGTGAACTACAATAAACTGAAAGAGGAAAATGTAAATGGCTAAAGTGACACTAAACGATATTGAATACGACTCAGAAGACTTTAACGAAGCACAGCTTTCTTTGTTAACAGAGATACAATATAGCGCAACAATGAAGCGACAGCTAGAGTTTCAATTAGCTAGTATGTCTAACATGGGTATTCTTTTAGTAGACAAACTTAAACAGGCACTAGAAGATGAGACTATCCCAGAAGAAGAGGATGCCTAAACCTAAAAGGCAACACCTTAAAGCCAAGTACAGGAGTGGTCTTGAAAAACAGACTGCTCTTGTTTTGTCTGAGTGCCAGAAAAAAGTAAGGTATGAGTTAGTCAAAATAGAATGGGAGGACTTACGCTATCGCACTTACACGCCTGACTTCCAGTTAGACAATGGTATCTTTATTGAAACCAAAGGTATCTTTGACAGTGAAGATAGGCACAAGCATATACAAGTAAGGAAGCAGCACCCTGAGTTAGACATAAGGTTTGTCTTTAGTAACTCCAAGGGCAAGCTATACAAAGGCTCCAAGACTACCTATGGCGATTGGTGCGAGAAGAATGACTTCCTGTATGCTCATAGGTTGATACCAAATGAATGGTTGACATCTCCCGGCGCATGTGTTACGGCTAAAATAATACCTCTCAAAACAAAAAGGAAAGATTAATGTCTAGTGATATAGGTGAAGCTGAAGTTGCAATACTGATAAAGCCTCTAGGAGATGGGCGCATAGAGACTTGTATATACAAATCACCTGATAACTACTTGGATGATGATGCCTTAGAGATAGCTCTTGATGTGGCATTAACTATGAATGCTTTGTTTGAGTTAGCACTAGATGAGGAGTCTGATATTTTAGAAGGTCTAAAGGCTAGTGTTGAGTCAAAGATACAAGAGATTATGAATGATTCAATGGAGAGAGAACAAGAGAAGCCAATCTATACTTCAGATGGTAATATCTTAAAGATAAACAGGTTCACGAAAACAAAGGGTAGTTGCTAACATGGCTAAGTGGAAAGAAGTAGACACGGATATGGTGAATAGCCCACCTCACTACGGCACAGGGTCTATAGAGTGTATAGAGTACATAGAAGACTTTCTAACTGATGAAGAGTACATAGGATACCTAAGAGGCAACATAGCTAAGTACCTACACAGGTGGCGATACAAGAACGGTATAGAGGACTTAAAGAAAGCTGAGTGGTATGGTGCTAGACTAATAGAAAAGGTAGAGAAACAATGAAGACTAGAAAGTTTAGTGCTACGTTTGTTCTTGAGGTGGATAAAGAAAACAATATACTATCTTCTCATGATGTACACCACAATGAAGATATCAGGGACTTGCTTGAGAACTTAGTCTTTGATATAGATGACGTTACTATATATAACATTAACGTGAGGGAACACGGATGATTACACAACAAGAAATAAATGACTTCGCTGAGTACGACAGAGAGGATATGATTAATAAACTTAAAGACTATACACCTCTTGATATGGTCAAAGAGTTTGCTACAGCAATGGATCACCCGCTTGGAGAAAAGTACGGCTACAGTAGAAAGCTAGAAGGTCTGCGTTGGTTACTTCTCAAAGAAGAGTACAATGAAGTTCGTGATGCAGATGGCCCCCAAGAGCTACTTAAAGAGTTAGCTGACTTGGTGTACGTTACGTATGGCTATGCAGCTACTTATGGGTGGGACTTAGACGAAGCTTTCCGTAGGGTACACGCATCTAATATGTCTAAGCTAGGCCCAAGAGGTAAGCCAATCAAACGGCCTGATGGAAAAGTATT